AAAGAAAAGATTGCAGAAACGAAACCAACGGCATTAGTTGTCGATTCAGAAACAGGCGAAATTATCGAAAACACGCCAACAATTGAAGAAGCTAACATTCCAGAATCAAAACGTTATCGCCAAAAAATGACGCTTGAAGTCTACTTTGAAGATTCAGACGATAAAGACAGATTTAAACGTTTACTTAGCGAAAACGGTTGGGAATACAAACAAAACTACACTGTCAGCGGCTATCAAAACATAGCTAGTATAACCGAAGAAGAATTGAAAATACATTTAAGTTAATGTCAAGACCAAAATCTAAACCCATGCTGGACAACTTCGGCGAGAATAAAGAAAAGGAAAAATAAACATGATCAATTCGATTGTTCTAGTTGGTCGCCTTACCCGTGACCCAGAACTTAAATACACGCCTAGCAATATCGCAGTAGCTACATTTAGTCTAGCTGTTAACCGTAACTTCAAGGACGCTAACGGCGAACGTGAAACCGACTTTATCAACTGTGTTATCTGGCGTCAGCAAGCTGAGAATTTGGCTAACTGGGCTAAAAAAGGCGCTTTGATTGGAATTACTGGACACATTCAGACTCGTAGCTATGAGAATCAGCAAGGTCAACGAGTGTATGTGACTGAGGTAGTCGCTGAGAACTTCCAAATGTTGGAGAGCCGTGCAGCGCGTGAAGGCAGTAACGCTAATCAAGGCAACACATCGGGAGCGTTTGGCAATAACAACAGCTATGCAGGGCCTTACGGGCAACAAGCACCGCAACAGCAAGGGCCAAACTTTGCAAGAGAAAGCACCCCATACGGTAACGCAAACCCAATGGACATCACGGATGACATGCTGCCGTTCTGAGGTTGAAACATGAAAATGATTTTAAACATCGAGCCTAAACCTCAAACAAGGCCACGATTTAGCAAGTTTGGAACTTATGAAGACCCGAAAATGAAGGCTTGGCGTCGTCAATGCTCGCAACTTATTGAGCAAGAGTATGAGGGTGATTTCTATGACGGGCCGATTTCAGTCGATGTCACCTTCTACATGAAGGCCCCGCTTAATGTGTCGAAGAAACCCACGGCAAAAGCCAGAGCTAAAACGTGGGACACATTCAAAAAATTCATGGATGAAAGACTTTGGCATGCCATGCGTCCGGATATTGATAATCTAGTCAAAGCGCTCTTTGACAGCATTTCAACCGCTGGATATAACAAGGTTGATAAGAAAGGTATCGTGTGGACGGATGATAGCATCGTTTGTGGTTTAATAGCTCGCAAGAAGTACAGTCCTAACCCACGCATTGAATTAGAAATTAAGGAGCTTGGATGAACAGCAGATATAAAGACAAGCTGGTCGGCGTATATGCTCCAGGGAGTTACGACCACACAAGCGTGTTGGGCCAAACGCAAGAGTTCTCGAGATGGTTTTGGGCTAACCACGAAGACATGGAATATATCAGCGCTAAGTTGGGTATTAACACCAAGAAACTCAACCGCATTCTAACGCTTGAGCAATTACCGGATGAAGAATTACTAAAGGAGATGATGGAGTTATGCGATACAAAGTAATCGTGTATTACGACAATATGCCAGACAGTGAGCATATTTTTAGCAACAAGAACGACGCTATCAACGAGCTGCATCGTTTGAGAGGTGTCAAATATCGCAATTCTAGGATGTATACAGTGGAGTTAGTCGAATGCGGTGGATAGTACGAGTAGCACGCACAATGGATGATGTTAAAGAGTGCCATTTCACAGATAAAACGAAGGCACTGAAACACATTGAAGCATTGAAGAAGTTAAGCATGGCAGTAGATGCTACTGTCTGGATGGAGGAAATCGATGACTAGAACGAAGTGGTTAGAGGTTGAATATGGATTTACTAATTACCAAGAAATCGACGATTTGATTAATGGGTTTATCGAAGAGAATCCACAAATTGAAATCATTGATATCAAATATCAGTCAAATATTTCAGCCGTGGCAGACAGTGGCGTTAGCGCTACATATTACCATACATCAGCACTAATCATTTACAAGGAGAGTACGAAATGATGAACAAGGATGAAGCAGTACAGAAAATAGCAACAGCAGGACGCCTTTCAATAGCACACGCTGAAGATTTATATGATTCGTTCTTTCCTAAACCAATAGTGCCGCAGTACGTGGCAGATTGGTATGAAGAACACAAAGAAGAACTAAACGAGTCGATTTGGGAATATCTAGTTAATTGGGATGAGATACCATGGGATGACTTCAAAAGATGGATGTCTCATACTTACAGCACACAAGCACTCACAACCCTCGTCAACATGCACCGATTCGGCTATGAGGTAGAGAAGGAGACTAGGTATACGGTTCGAATTAAAGGGATTGGTGGATACAGTAAATACCTCAATCAAGATACAAACACTCAAAGATGGCTTTTTGCATCGAAAACAGAACTTGAAAGATTTCGAGCAAACCATACCCGCAAAGAGCTAGAAGATGCTGATTTCGGCTGGGTGTTCTCTTGTCCAGGAGTGGAAGTGAAAGAGGTAACGGATGAATAACCTAATCAATAAAATTAACGAGTGGGCTGACAAACGCGGCCTTAGGCAAGCTGACCCTAAGATTCAGTGGATGCGTATCACGGAAGAGGTCGGAGAAATTCGGGACGTACTCTTGAAACCGACTAAATTCACGGAACCACAAGCAGCACTCAAGGACGCAATCGGTGACACGCTAGTAACGATTATCGTACTAGCACATCAACTAGACCTAGATGTTACTGAGTGTCTAAGTATTGCATACGAGGAAATCAAGAATAGAAAAGGAAAGATGGTAAATGGAACATTCGTCAAGGAGGAAGATCTTTGAAATTCATTGACTTATTCGCAGGAATCGGTGGTTTTCGTTTTGGAATGGAGAGCGCCGGTCATGAATGTGTAGCATTCTGTGAAATCGACAAATTTGCTAGAGCGAGTTACAAGGCAATTCATAACACTGAAGGAGAGATAGAATTACATGACATTACCACAGTCACAGATGACGAAATCAGAAACATCGGACACGTTGACGCAATTTGCGGAGGATTTCCGTGTCAAGCTTTCAGCATTGCAGGACATCGAAGAGGATTCGAAGATACTAGAGGAACTCTCTTCTTTGAAATCGCAAGGTTCGCCGCTATTCTCAAACCTAAGTATCTATTCCTTGAAAACGTCAAAGGACTCCTTAACCACGACGAGGGAGATACCTTTGAGACAATCCTCTCAGCGTTGGATGAACTCGGGTATGATGTGGAATGGCAAGTGCTTAACAGTAAAGATTTCGGAGTACCACAAAATCGGGAACGTGTGTTCATTATCGGACATCTTAGAGGACAACGTGGACGAAAGATTTTTCCTCTCAGCGGAGAAAGTCAGTCGATTAGTAATCAATCAGTCGTGAAAATTGGGAATGTGAACCCGTCTGGAAACGGCATTAATGGAGAAGTCTATCAAGCTGAAGGTCTAGCTCCTACGCTTACAACGAATAAGGGAGAAGGACAGAAGATAGCAGTAAAAAGTAATACCATAAAACGATTTGGGGTATTGCAACCTAACTTTAATCAATGTGGGGTTGTTTACGAAACAGATGGACTATCGCCAACCATCAGATCATACCAAGGTGGGGGCCTTGAACCCAAAATAATTCAGCGCAGTCATGGTTATAACAATGGCGGAGAGCATTGCATTGCACCAACTCTTACAAGTAATAGCTATCACGAAAATAACTTTTTAAAACTAAAAATCCGTGAAGCAACTAAGCAAGGATACGCTGAAGCGAGCGCGGGGGATAGTGTTAATTTGTCGCACCCCAACTCCAAAACACGAAGAGGGCGAGTTGGCGAGGGCATAGCTAACACGCTAGTAACTGGTGATAACCAAGGTGTGGTAACCTCTAACTTCCGTATTCGCAAGCTAACCCCTAGGGAATGTTGGAGATTGCAAGGTTTCCCCGACTGGGCATTTGACAAGGCGCAAGAGGTCAATAGCAACAGTCAGCTATACAAGCAAGCTGGCAATAGCGTGACCGTCAATGTAATTAAAGAAATAGCGAGGTATTTATGAAACATAAAGATCTAACGATAACGACAATTCTACTACTGGTCTCACTAGCGATTAACGTTACTACTGTTCTACGAGTGGTTAACCGACCTATCGAGACAGTGGTTATCCATAAGGCTGATAATGCCGTTGAATTACATGGCAAGGTCACTGGAAAATCTATGGTAGGCAAGCTCTACACGCTCGATTGTGGGGCGTATGGTAAGTTTCTAGTGAGCAAAGAGCAGTACGATAGCGTGCAAGTCGGGGATGATATCCCGAGTTATTTAAGGGGGCGAGGACAATGATACCTAAATTTAGAGCGTGGGACGAAAAGAATAAAGAAATGTTTAAAGACACTTTTGCAGTTACTGAAAGCGGGGAAGTTGTAACGGTTGAGCAGGATTTTATCACAAACGCCCCAGATTATATCTTCGTAGACCATCTAACCATCATGCAATCAACTGGACTGACTGACAAAAATGGCAAAGAAATCTTCGAAGGGGATGTAGTCAAAATGGCTAAGAATGTCTATTCTGAGCCAACTTATTACGAAGTTGTAAGACATCGAGGCGGAGCATATCGCCTTGAATCTAAGCAATACGGATGTGAATTGTGGCTACGACATACCGACTGCGAAATTGCAGGGGATATATACGAGAATCCGGAACTGGTAGAAGTAAGCTCATGAGCGTGAGATACAAATATTCCGGACTGACCAAGGAGCTATATCAACGGCTGGTCAGTGAACATGCGGCACTGAAAAAAGCACACAAAAAAGGCTCTTATAAGCAGTTCTTTCAAGAGGTCAAGCAGTGTGATGAACTACAAGCTCGCATCATTTACCAAGCATTTAATAGCGCAGTGGTGGAGCGTGCGAGGATATCCCCGGCTACTGTCGATAGACTGGAAGGCATCATTTCTGACGAGTTATTCGACGACCTTCAAGACTATCTGTCTACGCACTATACAAGAGGGAAAACCACTAAACCGGTTTTGGATAAAATCAACGCAGGACTGCCAGAGGGGCTGTTTAAACGGTTTCGTAAGGAAGTGGAAGAACTACGCAAGGGACATTCTAACAATCTAAATAACTACATTAGAGACGTCAAGGACTGCGACCAGAAAAACGCTAACAGAACCCAAAACGCCCTCAATCTGTGCTATGCGGAAAAAGCTGCTCTAACGCCTTTGAAAGCAATCCAAATGGAAGGGTTACTTTCGAGAGAGTTGTTCAGCGAAATTATTGACTATGTCTTCAATAACTACGAGTGGAGCGAGAGATTAGATGATGAAGTTGACCGCATAACCCTAGAATATCGTAATAAAGGCAAGGTAGGTCGTGAGAAGACCACGGTCAGAAAAGCCTTATATAAAGCCTATGCATTAGGCGTGTAGCTAGAACGGTTTACGAGGGTTCGACTCCCTTGCTAGCTATTACCAGTTAATATATTT